CCCTGACGTGGAATCCCCGGGAATGGAGCTTATCGCGGACTTTTTAGACCAGATCATACCGATTCTTCAGGGCTTCGCCACTGAACGAAATCAGAAAATCACAAGCAAATACAGCCCGAACAGGAAAGGGGCGCGAAGCAATTAAATGTGGAATGTGCTGCTTGATAAATTCCCAACAGAATATGAGGGTTTCCGCATAGACGAAGCCTTCCAGACAGGGATCCAGATTTCACAGGCTTTGCAAGATCCGGACCTGTCAGACGATGAAAGGTTGGCTGTAGCGCTGGGGCTGCTGTATCCGTCAGAGGATGGGGACGGCAGCCCTTCTTCTTTACCCGATTTAAAAACTGCCGTGGATGGCCTTAGGTGGTTTCTGAGCGGGTGGTATACCGACAACCGCCCGAAGGATGAGGACAAAGTTCCGGTAACAGATTTTGACATAGACCAGTGGCGCATCTATTCAGCATTTCTGGAGAAGTACGGAATCGACCTGAACCGGTCTGATATGCACTACTGGGCGTTCATGGGACTGCTGTCCACGCTCGGTGAATGCGCATACACGAACGTCATAGCCATCCGGCAGCAGAAAATAGACCCTAAGATGGACACGCGTGCAAAACAGGCATTGCAGGAGCAGAAACAAATATTTGCAATAGAGCGGGAAGAGGAACTGACAGAAGAGGAACAGGAAGACGTTGACGCTTTTATGAAATGGATCAAGGTAGGAGGCTGATATGCCGAAATATGACGGTTCGATACGGATAAACACAAAAATTGAAACAAAAGATTTAAACAGCCAGATGATGCGCGTGTCTAATGCCATAAAAAAAGACAGCGCGGCTTTAGATTCTCTCAATCGCAAAATGGAAGAATTTTCGCAAAAGAAAATCCCGACAGAAAAATTTGCAGAATTACAAAGAGAGTTAGAAAAGGCAGAATCCGAGTATTCAAAACTGCAGGCCCGTATGTCACAAAAGGGGGCGGCAACGTCTGAGTATAAAGCTTTACAGAAAGACCTCGTTGCGGCGCAAGGAGAGCTGTCTAAGCTTGTAGCACGTCAGACAGACTGGGAAAACATGGGGGTACCTCAAACCGGCGGCGCATGGGACGTACTAAATGAACAGGTTGCAGCCGCATCCGACCGTGTAGATGATCTGAAAGAAAAGCTTCAGCAGATGGAGAACAGTGGAAAGGCGTATACCCCGAAGGTGGACAAGGCTCAACTGGATGAAGCGGCTCAAAAAGTAGATGAAATCAAGGAAAAAATAAACGCGGAGAAAGCATCCGGTAACGCGTTTGTATCCCCAAAAGATACAGAAGAATTTCAGAAGATGTCTGTAAAGGCGTCACAGCTTGCTGGGAACATAGATGTTTCAAAGCGCAGGCTGGCAGAACTTAACGCGAAGCAGAAGCCCATCAAAAAAGAATTCGATCGGATGAAGCGTTCTGCCGATAAAGCATTTAAAACAGCTTCGTCCGGCGCGAAAAAAAGCGCGGGGCTGTTCGGCACCTTTGCGTCAAGGCTGAAAGGAATCGCATTATCGCTGTTGATATTCAACTGGATTACAAAAGCATTTAATGCAATGGTAGCTGGAATGCAAAAGGGGTTTTCAAACCTTGCAAAGTATTCTGCTCCGTTGGCAAATTCATTTCAGTCTCTAAAAAATTCACTGGCTACACTTGGGAATGCGTTTGCTGCTGCCTTTGCGCCAATTGTCCAGATGGTAATTCCGTATCTCAATGCGCTTATAAACGGAATAGCGCGGGCAATAACATATGTGGCGCAGTTTATTGCCATCCTTGGCGGGAAAAGCACGTTCATCCGAGCGAAAAAGATACAGGATTCTTACAACGATTCCCTGAATGGAACAGCAGCGGCGGCAAAAAAGGCAGCCGGAGCTCTGGCAAAATTTGACGACCTGGATGTGCTGCAAAAGCAGGATGATTCCGGCGGCGGTGGAGGTGGAACACAGCCGAAAGACATGTTCGAGGAAGTCCCTATTGATGCAGGAGTGAAGTCTTGGCTTGATGGGATTTTGGAGAATCTGAAACCTATTCTTGACTATGTAAAAGAGTTAAAAGATGCTTTTGCGGAAGGCTTCTGGGATGGCTTGGGTGATTTTGAATACCGCTTAGATATTATCAAAAATGGGCTTCAGCAAATCCGCGATGCATGGATAGAGATATGGTCAGATCCTGCGGTTGTAGGGGCTGCTGACAACTTCCTTAAAACTTTTATGTATATGTTGGGTTCCTTTACCGGCTCACTGGCGAGTATAGGGCTTACTCTAGCGGCGGCTTTAATCGGCGGGATGGGGGACTATCTTGAAAACAATACCGACCGGATAAAAAAATTCCTGATATCCGCATTTAACGTGGGGGCAGATATAAACCTCCTTCTGGCGGATTTGTTCCAAAGTATAGCCTATGTATTTGAAGCATTTGCAAGCGAAAACGGGATCCGCTTTGTATCGGCGCTGATAGGAAGCATTGCGGATGCAGCTATGGGGCTGACTGAACTTGCGCTTAAACTGGGGCGGGACTTTTTACAAATGCTTATTGTACCGTTTACAGAAAATGCTGACGGGTTCAAGACTGCACTGGAGGGGTTATTAGGTGGCGCAGCTACCGTGCTGGAAGGATTTAAGACGGCTGTAGATAAAGCGTTTGATAGCCTGAATGCAATGTACGACGCTCATATCAAGCCATTATTTGATAGTTTAACGAGCGGGCTTTCAGAGGTTGTCAACCATTTTTTAACCGCATGGAATACACACATTCAGCCAGTTATCGACAGAATCGGGACTAGAATATCAGAGCTTCTTACGCAGTCTTTTCTGCCGGCTTGGGAAGCTATAATAAGAGGAGTTGGGTTGGTTGCGGATATTTTAAAATCTTTTTGGGAGAGTATTTTGCAACCGATTGTTGACTGGATTATGACCTACGCAGTGCCATTCTTGGTGCAAGGATTAGGGGTGCTGTTAGAGTTTATTATACTTGGAATTAAGACGATTGTTGATGGTTTTACAACCTTTATGACGTTTATAAACGATTGTTTAGAATTTTGGAAAGAGGCGTGGGCGGTTGCTTGGGATACGTTCAACGATTTCTGGAATAAGATAAAAAGTATTATTGACATCATGAAAACTGTATTTCGTCTGTTTGTAAAAGTTGTTAAGCAGCTGATTGATGGAGACTGGAAGGGCGCATGGAATACCGCGCAGGAAATCTTCACGATTTTTAAAACCAAAGTAGAAGGCGTCGTGGATTCTATAAAGGCGTTCTTGTCCGGCTTCTTTACATGGGTTAGCGACATGATTGCAGGCGTTATAGAGGAAATCAAGAACATCGGCAGCGGTATCAAAAACGCATTTACTGGTGGCGGATCATCGAAGCCGCGAACAATGTCCACGCAGCCGTATGCCATAAACGAAAGCTTTGCATCTCGTACCCTGCGGGATATCCCGGCTCTTGCATCTGGCTCGGTAATCCGTGGTGGCAACCCGTTCTTGGCGATTCTGGGCGACCAGCGGGCAGGGCAGACCAACATCGAAGCGCCGATAGGCACAATCAAACAAGCTGTATCGGAGGTAATGGCAGAGAGCGGCGGCGGATTTAGAACGGCGAAAATTGTCTTGCAGGTAAACGGGGTAGATCTGGCGCAAGCTACACTGCAGGATTTCTTATCGGAAGCAAGCAGGCAAGGATATGATCTGGAGGTGATCGGAGGATGATTTTTACACGCGGCATATACATAGATGGGGAGTATTTTAACATCCCCATCGTGTCCATAAAAAGAAACGCGGATTTCCTCGACAAATTCGCCGAAAGAGTTGAAACGGGAGAGCTCCAGCGTGAATTGATAGGCGTGTATTTTAACTACACAATGTCGGTCGGGAAGAGCAGCTCGTTCCCGGATGGCGTATATAAACGTTTCTGGGATAAGGTTACAGAGCCCGTCCCATTCCATATTATTTCGCTGCCGTCAGATCCTGGTTATTACGAATACACAGCTTATATATCCAGCGTCTCTGATGAATACGAGAAGATAACACAGGATAGCGCTGATTATAAAGGGTTTACCTGCAAGTTTACGGCGAAAGAACCGGCAAGGAGACCATGATGAAAACAGAATCTTATGTCGAATACAATCTGTATGACACGACTGCTCTGCCTGATGCAAAAGAAAGCACAGAGAGCAATGCTGCTTTTGGGGATATGGGGCTGTTTAAGTCAAAAGGCAGCCCACCAAAATACGCTACACTGGAACATAATTTTTTCGTGTTGGATGGGAGTCTTAGCGAAATGCCAGACACGCCGACGGACATCCCATTTTTTTCGGATGTGCAAGCGGGCGCAGATGGAATTTTCACAAAACAGCCTGTAATCAGAATAGATTTTACCGAAAATCATACCTCTATCGGGCTGACTTTTCATTTTTCGGAAACATTCCCGCTGGAGATGGAAGTGACATGGTACGACCTCGGCGGTACATATAAATCGCAAAAACGTTTCTTCCCGGACAAACTGAATTATTTTGCCGAAAACCAGGTGGAGGAATACGGACGCATTGAAATCCGATTTGTACGTGCCCTACCGTGGCACAATGTAAAGTTAAACTATCTCGAGTATGGCACAACGTTTATCTGGGGCCCCGATGTCATAAAAAGCGCGAAACTTATAAATGACACAGATCCTATCAGTAATCAGATTAAAACGGACAAACTCACGTTTGACTTTGTTGACACTGATGATGATTTTAATGTTGGAAACATTAACGGGTTGCACAAAACATTGCAGAAAAAGCAAAGAATGTTGCCATACGAAATCGTTGACGGCGTGAAGATGCCGCTGGGCGTGTTTTTTATGGAATCCAACAGTACCGCAAAAAACGTCACACAAATATCGGCGATCGACTACAAAGGGATGCTTGCTAATGTGGATTTTAAAGACGGGCGGATATACGACGGAGAAACGGCGGGAAGTGTGATCGAAGAGATTATGACAGCGGCAGGGATTGAAGATTATACAGTAGAGGAAGAGGTGGCGAAAACGCCGCTGTATGGCACGCTTAAAATCCAGACCTGTCAAAAAGCTCTGCGTGAGGTATTGTTCGCTTGCGCTGCGATTATGAACACATCCCGCCGGTCTGGAATCGAAATACGAAAATCGACCAGAAAAATATCGACAACGATTCCGCGCAGCCGGAAATTTTCCACGACGTTAAAGGCAGATCCTTATGTGTCAGACGTAAGCGTAAAATATAAAACGTGGGTGTTGGACGCGGCGGAAAGCGAGATTACGAAAGGCACATACGATCCGGGGATACATACAATTCAGCTCACAAGCCCGGCAGCGAACATGAGCGCATCTGCGGGGAGGATTGTCAAACAAATGCCGTACTATGTTGTGCTGGAAATCGCGGGAAACGCACGTGCAGAGGTCACGATCACGGGGCACAAATATGTTGGTACAGAGCTGGCTACACTGTCCAGAATCGAGCATATAAAGTCAGGTGAAGTGCGGAACACGAAGACATTTACCGGAACACTTTTGAATTACGAAAGCGCCCAAAAGGTCGCTGACAATATCCTTGATTATTACCAACTCCAGCAGATTATTCAGACACGCCATTTGTCCGCTGAGGAAAAAGCGGGAGACTGGGCGGAAGTCGAAAATACCTTGCAAATGCATGGTAATTTTGTCGCCTGTATAGAATCCCTCAGCATTGACCTCACGGGTGGATTTGTGGGTACGGCAAAATACCGTGGATATTATAAAATAACATCAGAAGAGTATTATTCCGGCGAGCTGTATTCTGATGAGAAGGTAGGGATTATCTGATGGAATGGGTGTATGACCGAACGCAGGCGGACGTTGAACGGGCAAAGGTTTTGAATGATAAATACGCTGCAGGGACAATCTCCGAAGAAGAAAAAATGGAATGGGCTGCCGGAATGAAGGGTGCGTTGAATGTAGCGGATTTGAACCGGATCGAAAGTAACATCCGTGAGATCGCTGAAACTTTGGCGGTAAGCGTGACGGTGAAGACATGGGGGGCGAATCAGATTCCGCGAGTAAGTGATTTTAAACGGATCTGCGACAACGTGCAGCGGATCCGAGAGGCGTGGAGTGCTTTGAAAGATACCCCTGCCACACCAGACCCGCCGCTGATTACTTATCAAAAATGGAACGCCATAGAACGGATCTTGCACGATGTCAAATATGTCTATGATCGAGTTGTGGGCAGTTATTATTATTGCGGCGATGAAA